TTAAATGGTTATGCGCAAAGAGGGCCTAAGCCCTCTTTTTTTACTTTTTCTTTGCGTAACTTCTTTTTTTCTTTTTAACTTTCATGCCTTTCTTTTTTGCATCTTCCTCGGCTTTTTTCATACCAGCTTTGGTATAGCTGTAGTGTTTTTTTCCAACCATTGGCATAACTATCTCCTTTAACGTTTAACTGCTGATGAACCTACATAGAAGCTGAAGATCATTAACATGATCTGATCGTATGATGAACGAAACATTGCTGCGCCTTGAATAATTTCCCATTCCGTCCATCGCTTTGTTGTATCAATTAGTCCAAACAAGTACGTTCCACCAGATGATTTCTCAACTGGCACTGCGATATCAATTGGCGTAAACATTGGCGCAAGACTAATAAATGCAACCATCGCCAAAAATGACAATACAAGTATACGTCGAGTTGCGCTCGAGAACCTGTCTTGTGTTCTTACTTTGAATTCTTTGTCGGCAATTTCTGCTCTGGCCTTCATATGCTCAACATCAAAGGCGAGCCGTTCCATCATCAGCTTTTGTTGGTCTGCTTTTGCCTTTTGCGCATTCGCCAGTAGGCCGCTGAAAACGCCCACGAGATTGCCACCAATTGCGAGTATAACTTCTGTACCAAGTCCAAGCATCTTGATTTGATCCTAAACTTAATTAAATAAAAAAAACTAACCAATAAAATCTTTGGGCTTTCTCTTAAGTGTCCAAGCCCAACATTGCAGTTATGACATACCAGACCTTTTACTCTGCCATTTTTGTGGCAGTGGTCAACTGATAATTTTCCTCGTGGAGTATCTAGGGCATTGACTTTGCATATATCGCATAGATTGCCTCTGGCGTAAGACATATCAACATATTCTTCGTATGTGATTCCATACCTGACTTTGTAGTTAGACTTTCTTCTTGAAATCCTACGCTTTTCTGGATTTTGCACGTTTTCTTTTTTTAGCTAAAGCAGCTTTGCTAGTCTTAGCTGCCTGCTTAAATTGCTTTGCAGTAGGAGCGCCTTTATCTCCAGGCTTTCTCATCTTTTCACCAGAGCCAGCTGCGATCCTGTCTTTCTTGGCTTTTATATTGGCATATAGCCCACGTTTTGCCATGACTATCCTTTCTTTTTATGTCGATTAGCAAAGTTTCTTGCGGCTTCTACGCTGCCAAAGCCCCAAGCCTTGAGCGCTAAAGCCTTTCGAGTTGGACTTCCTTTAGAGTCTTTCATTGGCCCTTTCATTCCAGAAAATCGAGCAGCAAATGAAACTCGTCGAGGATTGGTTCCAGACTTAACTGGCGGTTTTAGATTGCCACCGTCTTTTGCTTCAAAGTGTTTACGGCCTTTTTCATTAAGTCCGCCTTTGGGATTCTGGTGTACTTTCTTAACCATCTGGCGATATCCTTTCTAACAATTTCACGCGAACTTTAAGATCATGGATGTGTTCTAGCATCTCTTCTTTTAACTCTTGACGCGCAAATGCATTCCCCGGCGATGGAACAATCTCACCATTAGGACTAATTAGTTGCATTTGATTTGCGCGAATCAATTGGATGTCAGTTTGTATTTCGCCAATGCTAGAAATGACCCACCACATAGCTGCCAACAAAACTGGAACTAAACTAGCCAGCGCCTTTGCTATGTCAAAATCTTTCATTTGTTTTTGTTTAAAAGATCAAAAACAGTTTTAATCTTTTCTTCTAAAAATTTAAGACGCAACAAAACTTCGCTGCGAAAGCTGATAAGACCTCCAGCTAATATTGCTAAGGCCGAGATGATAGGCCACAGCTCTACTAAAGTTTGCGTCACTTATCTGCCTTCCCATCCAGCTTTTCATCAATAGAATCTAACTTAATAAAAACTCGGTCGACAAACTTTTCAAATTCTTTTTTTCTTAAATAATCACCAGCAACTAAAACCTCGATCTCGCCAACTCGACGCTCAGTCCGGCTTTGCAACTTTTGCAAGTCGCGGATTGCCGCCCATATAATATGCGCCAAAGCTCCTAACAATGCGCTTGCGCCACCAAGGATAAAATTGATGGTAGATTGATCCATGCTAGAACGTTCCTTCCCAGACTCTGAACTTGTTGAAGTCACCAGATAATATCTTTCTCTTTATCACTTCCTGCGCCGCCTTGTGATCATCCCACTTAACGCCAGCTTCTTTTAACCATTGCGTCATAATGTGCATTGGAATTCTGCCTACAAGTCTATTATCGCCTTTTTGTTGATCGAATCCAGCATCTTTTAGGTCTTTAACCTGTTTAATTGTTGGCTCGTTATCGTATACGCTTTCAACGGTAAGTGTGTCCCCACCATCATCGTGATGCACTATCTCTTTAACTTTCAAGCAAACCTCCAATAAAAAAAGGGAGAGGCGTTAGCCCCTCCCATACACCAATTAAGATGTTGTGTTGTCAAAGATACCGCCTGATGCTTTCTCGTTGTTAGAAACAAGAGTTAGCTCAGTAACGATTGCTCGACGTGTGCTGTCGCCTGTTTTAGCAAGCTCCATGTTCTTAGTATTTCTAAGAACAGCAACACTCCACATATCATCCTGACAGATGAACACATCACGGCTTCGGTTATGACGCGAAGGCATGAAGTTTACAGTTCCCCAAGGAGTAACGTAAACGTCAACTGCGTTAACAACAGCGTTTGTACCACCGACAGATGCGCCGATAGTTGCTCGCTGGTTGTTCATACCAGTAAAGGCAAGAGCCTTATTCATCTGGAATGCTGATAGGTACACAGTATCAGGATTTCCGCCTTCCTCCCAGATTGACTGCATGACACCGTCAAACTTGGTTTGGCTGAACGCTGTTAACGAGCCAACTGCATCTGTACGAGTGTCAGTTCCGTCACCAGTAGGATCTACACCATCAGTAGTGCCGCCAGTAACAAAGTCAGTGTTGGTAGTCAACCATGCTGGCATACCTGCAAGTTCACGAGCAGTTGTTGCATTTCCCGCCACGCGACTATTTGACGCGAACAGCGCCAGCTCAATATCCCTTTTTTGCTCTTTAGCAGTCTTGAGCATTTGGTATGCAATCTCAGATGCGCGACCAGCTTTTTTAAGGCCAGAGTCTGTATCTGGGATTGATACAGCGTCAACAAAGATCTGGCTGTAGTTACCTAGTCTTGATGTTGCTGTACGAGCATTGGCAGTGATTTCATCGCCCTCAACGTGAGCGTTAGCAGCTGCCGCACGAAGCGCATCTGTCTGCCACTCATGTAGAGCGTTAGTTGCCTTTACTTTTTTACACTTAGTGTAAAACGGTGTTTCTTCCAATTGTTACACCAAAGTTCTTTATCTTTGGCTCTCTTCGTTTCTGAAGAGTATCGGACTATATCTTCATCCCGTAGGATGTTGCGCACTCGTGGGACTTTACTGGCTGTTCTAGCCTCCATGTCCTAGTCTCTGAACCTTCATCACATCCCTGTGACGCTTGGCTGCTGATTGGCTTATTTTTCAACTTAGCGTTCCAGCAATTCACGCAATTATCAATTCTGAATTACTTCAGATTGGCCCCAAAAAAAGGCGAAACGTCATAGATTATATCTGAAAGATCCTCTCTGATACCGACAGCATCATAGCTGTCAAAAGTGTTACTTGGTTGTGCCATTGTATTTACCTTTTAAGTTATTCATTAACAATTAAACCGATCACATCTTCGATGCGACCAGACTTTTTGAACTTGGCTTTTTGCCGTTCCATTGCCGTCCGACTCGGATTAACGTTCTTCTTCGATCCCGGCTTGATAACTGGTTTCGCGCCTTTAGCTTTTTGCTCGGCCTTCGACTTGCCAGCGACTATCTCGCGGTACTTGATAGCGTCGTTTAAAACCCGTATGGCTCGATGATCCATGATGCCCCCGATCTCCTCCGGCGTGTAGCCGTAGAAATTCTGACCAGAGTTCACCAACTTTTCCTTCAGCTTAGGCGCCTTTTGAGCATCTCCAAACTCAGGAATAACTTGTGCTAACGATTGCATTTCCTGTTGCAAATACGTTTGTACAGCAGCTTCACGGGCTTGCTCAGTCTGTTTCATGACCTCGCCCATCTTGCCTTGTTGCTGATTGTATTCGCTCAACGCCTTGTCGTATCTGGCCTTTTCCTCGATGTATCCAATTGGATCAGTCGAGACAAGATCGTCAGATGGTGGAGTCGGCTGTTGCAAGAATTGCCCCTGTTGCATTTGTTGATAGATATTGACCAACTGTTGCCGTTCGGCTAAGAGTGCAGAGTAAACTTCCTCGGCCTGCTTTTTACTAGCTGCCGCTTCCTGCATTCCTTTTTGGACGTACTTTTGGCCTGAATAACCTTGCTTGAGATCCTCTAAGGATACCTGCTGTTCTTCACCGTCAACTTTGACAGTGTAGAACGTTGGCGCAGGCTCTTCTGGATCGGCTGGTTCGTCTGCCTCTTCGTCATCGTCCGACATTTCAACTTCTTCTTCTTCCTCGCCGTCGTTGACCTCGGCGTCATCAACGTCCTCTGATTCCGATGCTTCCATCTCTGGAGATACATCCTCAGATTCTGTAATTTCTTCTTGCTCGACCTGTTCGGATTCTTCAGGCATAGTAATTAAACCAACTGCCTGTTCGATACTTCCGTCGAATGCTGGTGCTTCTTGAGTCTCAGTCGTGTCTGACACGGTACTTATCTCCTAGTTTTTTTTATCGAAAATCTTCTCATCCGCCAAGGCGGTGTTGATGTAATCATCGATAGTTGATAATGCACGGATGATATCGTGCGCGTTATCGCGATCCTCGGTGGTCGAGTTCGGATCTGTGAAAATGCTAACCTGTAGCATTTTTACGGCTTCAAGGACTTCCTTAAATGTGGAGTCATCCTTAAGCCGTTTTAATCTTGATGCTTTCTCTTTAACTCTTGACATTAAAATCTACCGCCAGATACTGCCTCCGATGGACGCTCATCTGGATATCTTGGTTCTTTCTGTGATTGTTTAATGTTTTCAACATCAATCGATGTGCCGTACTTGCCAAGTATTTCAGCGGCCTTAACCAATAGATCTTGATCCATCTTGTCACGCTCTCGGTCATCTTGAGCGATGGCTTTCTGTGCATCGACCTGCATCTTAACCATGTCAGATTGCGCTTTGGTTTGCGCCTTAAGTTGCTCGGCTTGTACGAGAGCCTGACCGGGATCGAGCGGCTTAGGCTGTCCAGCCATTTGCTGCTGTTTCATCATGAGCAACTGTTGCTCGGTCTGAGCATCCATTGGCATCAAGTATCTATCGCTGTTTCTAACGCCAGCAAGCGCCATAATATCCGCCATCGTGTTGCGAATAAGCGTCATTGATACGAGGCCGTTGCCGGGGCCGTAAGTCTGCCAGATTTGCATTTGCATCTGTAACGTCTGCTGTAGGATGGCAACTTTCTCATCTTCCTTGCCAGTGCCAAGCCCAATGTTGCACATAACGTCCATGCTCGAGTTCCATGATCTAGGATCAATTGGCACAAACTGGCTGTTCATGCGCATCATTTTCTCTTCGTCAGTGTTCTCGATAAAGAGCTTTAGCATGAGCTTAAATAGGCGCTTCATACCGCCCTCAGCCAGATTTCGTGACATAACCTCAATCTGAGCCGCACCAGCCTGTTTTGTGATGTTTGCCGCAGTAGCGGTAGTATTCTGTAAAGCGTCTGGATCAAGGCCCATAGAGGCACGAGAAACGCCTGTCTTGGTTTCAATGGCGTCATCCATATACTGAATGGCTGCGAGCGTCTGAGCGGCTACAAACGGCACTGAGATAGGCACAATCGCTTGTGGATTCTTCATCCTAATAATGCCGCCAATCTCGTTGTTTAGAACGTCGTCAACGTTGACCTGATTGTCCACAATGCCCATACGAGGATTGTTTGTCAGCGCAACGTTGTCTAGGACGCCTCTGAGCATCGCTGTAGCGGCATCTTGATCATCATTGATAAGATCGGATATAGAACGCCCAAAGAATGCGTGTGGCTCAGGATCGACCTCAAATATGGCAAACGGGACTTCGCTGTATGGCTCGTAATCTAGGAGCTGGTAGTCATTGCCGCCAAGCATAAACTTGTATAGCTGTGCGACGCCAGTTCCCTCGATGTCCATCTTCATGTACGCCTCGGTCACCGCGACCAACTTCATTGATAAATCTTCGGTCGACTCTTCCTCTTCCTGCTGATATCCGCGACGCTCAAAATCCTCTATCTCGGAATATGTATCGCTAGATCCGATGCCAGTAAGATTAGATACTTTCTCAAAATCAAATCCCATGTTAACGAGATCAGATACACGCATCTCGGTACGGTGCGCTACAACGTAAAAGTCATCAATAGACTTGGCGTTGCGATCCACCATAAACTCCTCTGGCGGAACAGATTTTACTTGTAGCATCCCTTTGTCAGTTTTTCGACTAATCGTGACACTATGCTCAGGAACTTCGATTTCCATCCCCATTTGATCAATGGAGATAGACATTTCTTGGCTATGCTCAATAACATCGACATTATCCTCATTAACTATGGCTGAAAACTCTTCATCGGTTAAGTTTGTAAAAGAGTAAGTTTCAGCCTCTGTGTATTTGTCCCAGTAAACTTTTAGGACGCCAGCCTTCTTAACCATCGCGTCGTGAAACGCATCGTTCAGTAAGTTGTAACCATTAAGCTCGTTAAATGCCCAGTGCATATACTGTGTCGCCTGTTGAGCAACGGCAACATCATCTTGGTTCGATGGAATGTACTCAACGGCACGATCAGTTGATAAAAACACGCGCAATAGACTTGGCTTAATTGATCGTATTGTGTCGCGTACTTTTGTTGCGACTACTTTAGATCGACCATCTTCTTCGCCAATATCTACTTCGCCATCAAAATATCTTTGCGCTTTGATCCTGTCGTCAGCAATTTCGCTCTCAATAAAGTCAACTGCATCTTGTACGGCCTGCTGTACGATGCTCTCAACTCTATCCTCATCCATGCGTTCTGGCTTCATATTTATTTCCTAATATCGGTTTCTCTGGCGTAACTTCTAGCAAAAGGCAAAGCCACTAAATTTCTTAAATATGTAGATGTAACAAAAGCAATATCTTTTGCATCTCTTCTTCCCTCTTTCATTTTTCTAAGCATATCCAATGCTTTTTCTGGAGTTCGCCTGCCAACTTTTACTGAAGTTAAAAAATTAATCATTTCGTCCGCAATTAACTCTCTAGTTTTTGCGTCTCCAGTGCTTAAAGCAGCTTTTAACTTGCCAATTCCAGCGCTAAATCCGTCTGTAAGAGTTGCTGATGCGGCATCTCTAAGCGTTGGATTTGTGATATCGTCAATATATCTTATGTTTTGTTGCCTCATCGCTGTTGCAGATCCAGTACCAACTATACCTTTAGTTTCAAATCTAACTTTAATTTCGTCTAATTCTTTAAAAAATTTATCTGCTTCTTTTTTTGGCATAATCATTTTTATTTTCTGCCTAAAATCTCCAGACGATGTCTCTCTTAACGCTTTTAAAGTTTCTGCTATTTCGCTTGAATCTGTGCTTGTAACAGGGCGCTTTGCACTATTAATAATTTTATTTAAATAAGATCTGACGCCTTCTTGTAAACTTTGTCTTGATTCTTTAGATTCAGTTGCGGCTCCGTATACCTCGTATGAAGGCCGTCTGTTTAGTTGAGATCCAATTTCGTATGCATTTCTGTTTGCAATAGCATCACCGCCAATTTTTGTAGCGACGTTGTAATCAGATGCAGCATTTCCCAACGCCGTTCTTAATCGCCTTGATAATTCAACTAAGGCGCCTCTTTCAGAAGCATCAACGTTTGGCGTGTATGCCATATCATTAATTTTTCTTTTAATTAAATCTAATGCCTTTACACTTGGCGCTCTATCGTATTTTATTTGTCCATCTTTACCAACTATTGCAACATCTTGAAACATTGGTGCCTTAATATTGTCAGCATCAAAAGCGCCAAGGAAATCCATTCTTCCCTGAACTGAACTTACAAAATTAGGATCTACTTTTTGTAAATCCTCTAAAATAGAAATTATTTCTTTTCCAGCATCAGATTCGTAATCAATTTTTTGAGCGTATGCTTTACTATAAGCGTTTCTACGCTGAGTTCGAGTTCTTTTCATTATTTGTTCAATTGGTTCAAACTGAGGGCTTATGCCCTCGCCAAATGTACGATCAAATAATGGATCTATTCTTTTTGATGCTTGATCAGCTCTTTCTTGCAAAGTTTCTGTTGCTCTTGCTCTTGATTTAGCAGTTGCACTTGAGGCGGCATCTAATAAGAAAGCAATTGCCGGATCAGCATCTGCAAGAACACCACCTTCCCCAGCGCGTTTTAATCTTTCTATTGTTTGAGGAATGTCTAAACCATCAGCTATTGATGCTTCAATTAATGACGAAGTTTCTGGAGAATAGCCAAACTGTTTTGATATTTGATCAGCAATAGAAGTTTTTGAAGATCTGTTTACAAATTTATTAAAAGCCTCGCCAACCAAACTTAATCCACCGCTTAGAGGCCCACCAAAACTAGCTCCAACAACTCCTGCCCCTAATGCTTCTTTTCTAGCTTGCTCTAAAGACTGCCCTTCTGACAGCGCTTTCCCAAACGCATATATTGAAGCCTCTCCTCCAGCTTCTGCTGCACCAGATCCAGTTTGATAGGCGACATTTTTTGCTGTAGAGAAAGCTGGCCCACCTTGCATTTCTCTTTGAGTTCTTCCGCTTAAATAACTTGGGACTTTGTTTGGAGCAAATTTTGATAATCCTAAAGCGGCCCCAGCTGGAGCTAAAAGCCCTAAGCCTTTTGCACCAAAACTAGCCATTGGATTTTCTGTTTCAAATTGAGAAATCAATTCAGATGATATTGGCTTATTTGAGCTTTGATCAAATCCTAAAGACTCAAATGCTTGTTGCATCTCTGGAGCCTTAAATCCTCTTCCGGTAAAAGCATCATATATACTAGGAATAACACCGCCAATATATGGCAAACTTTCTGCCGCAGTTAACGCAAAAGCCTCGCCTTCTCTTCCTTTTAATTGCTGAGACAATCTATTCATTTCTTGGGGATTTGCCGCATCACCTTGACTTCTAATGCGTTCAATTTCGTCTCTATCTGAAGTTTGATATGTGTCTGAAACAAAAATTAATTCGTCTTTATCTTTGTTCCACATAATCCTGCCGTTGTCAGGATAGTTTGTGTTTGGATCAACTACGACAAATCCCTGTTGCAAAAATGGCTCTTGCCTTTTACTTTTTAATCCAGACTGAGATTGTTTAAGCCATGCGTCAGAATCAAATCCATTTTGCTGATTTTGTACATCTACATCTACAGGTTCAACAATGGTTTGCAAACTGCCTGCCTCTTGCATAGATTCTTCTAACCATGCATCTGAATCAAATTTAGCCATTTATAGAGCCTTTGTTTTTAAAGATCTTCTTGCTTTTTGAGTTATGTCTTTCCATGAATTTAATATTTCTAATGGACTTGCTTGCGGCTCAACGCTTTTATAATCGTTTACAAATTCCTCAAAAGTTTTAAACATTGCATCTTGTCCTGTTTTTGGATCTGCGTCCTTAACTTTAATAATGACTCCAATGTCTTTGTTAGATCTTAAAGTTAAAATATCCTTAACAGACTTTTGATATGCTGAAGGATTGTTTGGCAACATTTCAACAGACTGAACTGCCTGATCAATTAGCATATCGACTAAACTATTAGACTTCATATAGCTAATCATTTTTTCATTAGCCGCAGTAGTATTTTTTAAACTTGGAATAAAACTTTGAGTAAACAATGCATCAAAATCTGTTTGTGGGCCTTTATTCAATCTTAATTGAGCTGCCACCAACGCATTACTAGCAGAATCTAAACTTTGTGCGTCAGCTAAATAGTTTTCGTTAAAATTAAGTCCATAACCTGCTAAAGTCTGTAATATGTTTTTCTTTGTTTCAGCCCAAGGCCCAGTTTCACCAGCAAACTCAGCAATTACAGATTGAATTCTCTCGACGCCTCTAAACACATCAGCAGAGCTTTGAGCTGTCGTCCTACTGTCATCAACAAGTTTTAGCGCATTACTTAAAATGCTAGATTGCATCGTTCCAAATCCTTGACCAGATAGAAATGGCGCAATTTTTTCAAATGAACTTGGATCACTTTCCATCATGCTTAACAATTCTTGAGGCAAAGATTTGTTTTTATAAATAGCAGTAAATGCATCTTTTGCTGTTATAGATTGATTTCTTACTGCATTTGCTAAAATTTTTGCTTGCGGCGTTCCCATTTTTTCAATTTGATCAGCAGTTCTAGATGCTATTTTTAACTGCCTATCTTGCTCAATAGATTTTCCTAAAAATTGCGCCAGCTGCTGATCTGGATTGAGGCGCAAAGTGTTGAATCCAATAGCAAGTGCTTTTGCCAATCTTTTGTAATCAACATTTGCTGCTGGATCAATTATTTCTTTTATATCTTCCTCAATCTCTGCTTCAGAATAGTCTAATTTTGCTAACTGTGAAGTGTCTACGCTAGGCGCTATCGAAGCAGTTGTTGCAGTTTGATCAGGAACAATTGTTGCAGTTTGATTAGGAACAATTGTTGCAGTTTGATTAGGATCAAATGTTGCAGGCCCACTGCTTGAGACTGGCGGCGTTAAACTAGGATCTACTCTGACTCCTGATGGCATTGGACTTACATCAGTTTTTGGAAGATATTTTGTATAATCCATGTTTGGATCATATACTTCCATTATATTTCGATTGTTAGAATCAAACGGGCCTACAGTACCTACATTTTGTCTTTGAGGAAAATTGTTAATGCTTGTAGGCGCATTAGGCAATGTGTTACTTGCATTAATTGGCGTTGCCCCAACTTGAGTAGGAATCATTTGATTAGCTGACTGTGGCGAAGTTTTTGGCTCAGTAAATCCTCTTTTTTCAGCAATTTTGCCAGCAACTCCGCTCATAGCGCCTAATATTTCACCAAAAATTCCTTCATTACTTTTATTCTGAAGAAATGGTGGCGGCATTGTTGTTACTTGATTAGAGCTAATAGGAACAGTTGGCTCAACTCCCATGTCTCGTTGCGCTGCTTCGGATTGCGAACGCGCGTATTCATCAATACCAAAATCAATGCTTGGCATATTTGGAGATAACAATCCGCCAGATCTAATATTTGGACTTACAAGTTGTCCTCCAGATGCGCCCATGAATTGTTGTTCAGCTCTAGCCCTTCTTTCCATACCTCCACGAATTACTCTATCTTGAAACTCAATAGGCAATCTTTCAAAATTCTCTTCTATTGAAGGCAAAGTTCTATATATGGATTGATCCATAAGCATTCGATCGCCAGCGTCAACGTAACTATCGCCTTCTGGCGCTCTCATGTTGCGCATATAATCTATTACTTCTTCTTTTTCGCTTTCAGTAAGTCGTCTAGCCATTATCTTGATATCCCTAGCATTCTTCGTTTAAAGTTTCTGCGCTCATCTTCTTCGCCCATTGCAGACTGAGGATTCATATTCATTGATGGAGTTTGATAAGTGCTTGGCATTTCATTAGATCTAAAGTTTGGCGTATTAATATAATTATCTTTTGGCTCAAATTGACCGACATACTCTGGATCGCCAGACTTCATGTTGCCAATCATTTTGTCGAATCCAGCTCGTGCGCTTTCATCAAGCGTCATGCCATACGGCTCCATTGCAATTGGAGTAACAGCCTCAACCATTTGTGGCGACCTCATTGGAACATCAACAGGAGTTCCCATTGGATTTGTTGGCTGACCAAGCAATCCTTGCGGCTGTTGCCTGTTTGCATACGGATCTTCAAATCCTAATAGCCCTGCCTGTAAAAACTGATATGGGTTGTACATTAACCGCCGCCTCCTCCCATAGATCCGTAAGCAGAAAGTCCAGCAGTCAAGTAATCAAAAAGACCGGGCTGTTTGGTAGTCGTTTGAGTTTGCGGCACTGGTGATGCGCTGATTGCGCCAGATGCAAGATTAACTCCTGCCATCGGAGCGCCAGTGTATCCAGCAAATTGTTGTTGTGCCGCGTCGTACAATGCCTGTTGCAATGCTTGCTGTTGTGCTCCCTGAGCCGCAAGATTTTGTTGTACTTGTTGCCCCATACCAAAACCAAGATTAGAAATATTGGCAAGTTGCGCTCCAGCGCCAAGTTGTTGTTGTGCGCCTTGCAATCCTGATTGAACGTTAAACTGATCTGCACCAAGTTTGTTTTGAATATCCGCCAAGGCCATTTGTTGCGCGTTTTGGAATCCTTGAGATCTTAATCCAGCAGATGACTGCGCTAACTGCTGCGCAATGTTTCTGCCGTATTCTGCCTCTGTAACAGCCTGCCTAGATCCACCGTAAGCTCCAGCTGCCTGCGCTTGAGCGCCGAGCATATCAAGGCCCATTGTCGCGCCTCGAAGTATGTCGGCCTCGTTAGCCCTGACAACTTGCTCAGTAAACGGATCTTGATACTGACCAATATTAGTTGATGCCAACTGACCAGCTTGAACTTGCTGTGGCGTGTATCCCATCCCAGCCGCTGCACCAATTCCAGCTCCATATACGCCTTGCGCTGCCGCTTGGTTTACGTTAGGCATTCCGCCCTGTGGTGATCCAGCCATAACTTATCCTCTATACAAATAATTTGTTATATGCCGCAACCTGCGCAGGATTGCGCCGTTGCATTTCTGCTAACGCCTGATCGTACAGCGGCATTGATGAATATCCTTGCGATCCGTCTGCAAATGTCTGCGGTGCTGGCATTCCTTGCGCCGCAGTTAATGTATTAGGTTGCATAAGACCAAACGCCTCTGCTGCGCCAATGTTTGATTGCATTGCCGCTAACTGCGTTGGATTAAATGCCGCGACTTGCGGCCCTGTGTAAGGCGTAAATCCAAGTCTTTGAACCTGTTCAGCCCTTGCAATATTTCTTCTTGATGCATCCTGCAAATACTGAGGAATTTGTACCTCTGTTGTTTGCTTGCCACCTTTTCCACCACCACCACTCATTATATTTCCCTCTTAAGCGTTGTAAATTGATATTCCCAACCTTCGCTTGCCAATGCTTTCTCCCATCCCGGACGCCCTGTCAATGTCATTGCAGAGCATCCTTGAGCCTTAGCCCACTCAGTTGCTGGCTTGTGGAATGCTTTAATTTCGTTAAGACTACCACCAGCCAAAAAAACGTGAAATACTTTTTTTCTTGGATAATTTATTATTTCAGTAACCATGCAAGAATTATCCGTAGGCCAAAACTGAAAGTTGCCAAGCAAAATACCAAGCATGACATCGTCAAAATTGTGAGTATCCCCACTATAAGCAAGGGCATTTTCAATATATTCTCGACAGCGAATAATTTCATCAACCATGCCTTTTTGTGCTTGATTTTGTTTCATGGCACATAAAGTTCCGCCACAGATAGCGTTACAGATGGCGATGACGGGCAAAATGCAGTTGCCGCAGTCGTTGATAAAGAGCCATTTGTGCTATCTACGGCAAACATTGATTGCAAATAATCGTTGGCATTAACATTAAAAACGCCAGATCTACTTATTATTTTCTTTTGCCCATTGTTGTGCAGCGTAGTCACCATCGTTGAGTTGGCTATATTAACGCCGTTAATTCGAGGCCAAAAATAGAACGTAACCGTGCTGGCTGAACTTGAAGTAATTTCAGCACTAAAACTTAATCGATACACGCCGGATCGCTCAAATACAATTTTGCTCGCGTCAGTGCCATCTACCGAGATATTGTGCGAATACGCCGCTGTATCCCATGTGATCGCTGTCGCTGTATTGATTGTTGTAGCAGACTGGTTGTTAAAGTCGGCAAAGTATCCGTATGAGTTTTCACCGTATGGAATGGGCTGAAAAGCGCCATTTGTTGAGACGACCATATGATCTATTGATGCGTCCCAAAGCATAATGCCATCTTCAGACGCAGAATCGCCAGTTAACCTAAAGTCTAGCTTATTCTTTGTTCGAGCAATAAAGTTGTTAAGGCGCTCTGCCCATTCTCGCCAGCTGCCGCCTAATGGTGGAGGAGTAGAACTCAACGCTTACCTCCAGCCTTAGCCTCGATTCGCATCGTGCCAACTCGCCAATCATTATTGACCGTAGTCTCAACTCTCATTCTTACTTGTCTGCCACTAAATCTAACGTTTGTTGGATTAGCCATTGTAAATGATCCAAACTCGCTTTCTGTGCCGTTAGGATAAAACCTAGTTTTAAACTTGGCGTTTACGTCGCCCTGAGTTAACTCATCTGGAATTAAATCAGTAACGTGCATAATGTTATCACCATTACCAAGGCTTATCGGCCCAGATTCAACAAATTGCGTCGCGCCGTCGTGATTAAATCCATATTCCTGAAAATACAATTCTCCATTTGGGCCAGCCCATATTGGATAACGCAAAATGCCAGTATCAATAGCAGCCGTTCGAGACAGCTCGCCAATCATCCATATATTGTCTTTGTAATCGTATGAAACATAACGATTGTTCTCTGTAGAATCTTCACTAGCATAGAACCACCAGATTTCTGAAAAGCGGCTGTTATGCGTGGCGTATACTTTACTGATTTGGTTTGTGTTTATATCTCGGAATATATGATCGCTAACTTCGCAGTTAAGCTCTTTTACGATTGATCCATCAAAGAAAAAGAATCCTTTTTGCCCCATCCAAAATGCAGCTTGATCTACCGCAACCAATGACTTTGGTGAATCAGTACCGCAGGCAGAGCCAACGCGCTCAAATCCGTATACATATGGCGGCCCTTGATAGGTAGCCAAGTGAGCGTCAACATCAGTGATAATTAACGTCCTGCCTCTAATTCTAATTGCAGATCGAATCGTTCCAGATGATTGCAGCTCAATGTCGCCAGCTTCATTTGTTGCCGCTGGCGTCCATGACGTTAAGTTTTCTTTATCGCACCATTGTATCTTACGAGGATTATTATCAGCGCCCAAAGCAAACAGAAACCGCTCCTCGGTAACAATCAAACTTTGATTACCTATTGGCGCATTAGTTATTGGTGCGGCGACACCGCCGCCGTCAACGTCCCATAAATGTAATTTTCCATCGGTTGATGAGCAGGCAACTAAATCCTCGCCAAAGTTATCAATTGCCCACGTCGTTGCTGGCAACCAATTTGCACTTGGCACTCGAGGAGTACTATACGATCCTACGTTGTACAATCCACCGCCATATCCAGTATTTTGCGTTGCAGACTCTCTGCCTAATGTAAATGAAGTTGGTGTAATATCAGTAACAGTGCCAGCAGAGCTTATTGCGTACAGTTTTTCATACGTTCCAGCCGCAAGATTATTATTAGCGTCTAGATCTCGCCAACCATGCATTCCTCGAGGCGGCGCGGCTATGCCAGATGTAACAAAATCAGTCCATCCGCCAACTGGTCGCATACTGCCTTCAGACCAACGCACTAAACTTGCGTCACGCCATCTGTTTGATTGCTCAAACTCTGTGCCGTTCTTATAAACGCCCGGCGGTAGCTTTAATGGAATTAATGCCATCTATTTTCCCTTATGCAGTTCGTTTCCACATAAAAACTGTTATGTACGGTTGTAAGTTCTTACCTGTTGCTGATTCACCTGCGTTATTTACTGTTGTATTAGTCGTAATGTTTGCGTATCCAGTATTAGTTGTTCCAGTTGTGTAAAGATAGTTAAGAGGAAGTGCATTACCAGATGCAATAGTTGTTGTATTACTTCTAACATAAGTATGTGTATGACCTGAATCTGTAGATACTGAAGAAGCTGTGTGATTGTGTTGAGGAACAATAGCGTCTTTAGTACCACCAGTTTCTTCTGCGGTGTCAAAGTCTGTATCGCTTGCGTCGTAACCAACTAAAGCTCTTCCAGCTCCAAATCTAACCCATGTTGTTCCGCCCATTGCAGCAACTACTGCTGCTGAGTCAGCATAATTAGTTACCGTTGTAAAAATTGATCCAACTGGATTAAGCGCATCTTTTATTTGATCTAACGTAGATAGCGCATTAAATTGAGTTTGTATATTTGACGTAACGCCATCACAATGATTTAGCTCTTCTGCTGTAGATGTAATTGCCGTTCCAGCAATAGACAACGTGCTAAAATTTCCAGTCGACGCCGAGTTAGCGCCAATTGGTGTTCCGTCAATTGCGCCAGAGTTAATATCAATTCCTGTAACGGCAGTTGTTCCGTCAAGCAAATCATCAATGCCGTCAAGGTTGTTGTTTATCTTTGTCCCCCAAGAATCCTCGGATGCGCCAATCTCTGGCTTTACCAGAGCATAAGTTGTGGTCGTTGTATCTGCCATTTATATCTCCTGTTAATTAATCTGCTGGCTCCGGTGTGTTGCCCTCAGCCAACCACGCTAAGTATTCTTGATAGTCTGTGTTGGCTTCGTCAAATGGTATGTAAGCGTTGTCGCTTATGCGAATAACATTATCCCCACCGTTGGTGATAACAGTGTCTGTAGCCATATCATACTTATTAGTTTGTTTATACATTTATAACTCCGCAGATGCGTTAACTACTGTTGAGGCTTGACAATGAAAAGAAGTAGTAGGATGATTGAAAGTCACACCTACAGAATTTGATCCATACACTGATGGTTGGACTGCAGCCCATGAGCTTGATGTAACTGTTGGAGATGCCCTAAGTCTTGGATTAAACACTAATGTAAGCCAATGCCCATTGTTAGGAGTGTATTTAAAAGCCATTAAACTAACACTCATGTCATTTGCAAAGTCCTGATAGTATCTCTGACACAACTGCAACTCCATCCCATACGGTCTATGCTCAAACTCAGTGGCTGACTCACCAACCTCTAGCTGGACTCCTGTAACCTGCCATGTTGCGTTTAGTGTTTCAATAATATTAGTTGCGCCTATAGCACCAAAAATATTAGAAGTTCCTGTCCACGATCCTGCAGTAGCAATCCTGTCTGAACCCATACCAATTTGAAAACGCAGTCCAATGCCACGACTTGTGTCAGTCAACCATGTTCCGCTTGTATCGCCAGCAATCGTTATTGTTTTGTATTCCCAAGTATTTGCTGCAGATATTGAGTAAGTGAAAGGGTAGTTTCTGTCATTTGCTGAATTGTTTAATGCGCCACCAAAAGTTCCGGTCAAACTAGAACGCACCCAAAAAGATACAGTTATTGTTTTTGCGTTAGCAGTTCCAAAACCTAAATCTGCAATATTATTTCCTTCAATAAATTGACTAAACAAATAACTCTGAGAAGAACCAATAGAAGCATCCGCAGTTGTAACTGTTATTTTGCTTGAGTTAGTAAATCCTGCTGGAGCTTCTGTAGATTGTTGAATAGTAAACACACCATCTGAGATTTGACCTGATGAATTCCATCTATCTAAAGTGTAAGTATTACTTGTAGTGTTCATTGTTACAGCACCGCCAGAATTCCTCTGGTCAATACGCATTGCACCATTAATGATTTTATTCTTACCTACTACGTTAGCTGAGTTAGGCGTGACTCCATTGATGGTTGTTGTGTTACCATCGTTAGCATCTGTAATTGCATTGACTGCGATTGTACTCATTAAATGCCTCCAGAGCTTAACATTTCAGCTTCTACTCGAGTCTGACGTTCTGCTGCTGATTCAATAGGTGCTGCCATTACAATGTCATCTTTAGAACCAGTAATAGCTTCACCGGCTGCTAGTTTTCTTTGAACTTCAGAAGCTACGATTTCTTCAATAGCAATTCGGCAACGCTCATGTACGGCGTTATCTATCCAATCTTGTGCTGACATTGCTACAACATGAAGTGCTTTATCTTCTGCGGCTGAAAGTGTGATTGTGTATGTTGTCATAATTATTTCCTTTTGCTTAACTGATAAGCTCAATAGTTAGTTGTCCGTAGTTAGCCAGACAAGAGGCAGTAAAAATTGAAATGGAGTCCCCAGCAGAGGCGGGGATAATCCAATTACCACCCATATGTACGTACCCATCGCCATAGTTGTAGGCGGTAGCTCCAATTTGGGAATTGTTTTTTCTGACTGACACAGCGGTATATACAAAGACACCATTACTTGTAGCGCCTACGGTCATCCCAAACGCAGTTACTCGGTAGTTACCATTTACAGGACAAGTAAATAGCCCTGAAGTGGTGTTGTAGTGGTTTCCCACATTTACTTGCGCTGTGTCATAATTAATAAGGGTCTGCGATGCGTTGTTAGAGCCGAAATTAGTGGTACGACTTGCAGAAAGCATCGGCTGATTTGGCATCGTGACACGACCACTATCGTCAATACGCATACGCTCGGTTCCACCACCAGCAGCAAATAACAATGAACCTTCCGCACGAACAACAAAATCATCTACTGTACCGCCAACAATTGCACTACCACCACCACCGCCAAGATAACCAAGTGCCGTGGTTCCATTGGCTTTGTAAAAAGTACCAAAATTCCAACCGGCTGTTGAATCATAAAATTTAAACCAAGATTGACCTGCGCTGGTTACTTGCAATGCTCCTTGCCCTGATACTGGTGTCAATCCAATACCAACGTTACTTGTAGTTCCATTTACTAAAACTTCGCCAGCTTCGTCAGGTAACGTCAGCGTCCTATCTGTATTGCTATTAGGGGCAGCAATGGTAAAGTCACCTGTCCCACTAGCATCTCCCTGAATAACAACTCTACTCATTACATATTCTCCACAACAGTTTTAAGTGCGTCTACATCTGCAGCAGCATCGATGTTAGTCTGGACTGTCTCGTACTTAGTCCTGATAGCAGCCCTAGCAGTCTCAGCAGCAGTTGCATCAGCACCAGGGATCTGCTTAGATATAACTTCATCATGTGGCTCAAACTCTTCAGCACGTTTAGCTCTACGCATATCATGTGCAATAGTCTTAGCTTTAGTTAAGTTAGTTACAATCGGCATTATGAATACTCCCAAGCATTTCTAAAAGTTCTATCACTAGGGATGTCAGCTACATCGACAATCTGATACTCTTTGCCAGTAGGTACATCCTTCTCTGCGATCTGTTCTATTGTTAATCCACAATTAGGAGCAGGTACTATGACTGCAACTCCTCCGTCATCTGTGGGATATATAATTCTTTTATCCATTATTGCTCCTTATCTATGGATTGTTACAAA